GTTAGTTAAGTCATGGCAATCTATGCACCAGATGTGGAAGCCTGTAGATACAGGAGACAGTAAGCCATCGACAAAGTTAGAGTTTAATGAACCTGCCAAAAGAAACACAAAAAACCAAAAGAAAACATACGGAGAAGTTCTTAGGTCTGAGATAACTTATCAAAACGTTAAGGATGAGGCATATGATGGGTATGGTCTATTCCTTTACTTAATGGATGAGTATGGAAAGACAGTTGATGGAAATGTTTACAACAGGTGGAACATTGTCAAGGAGTGTTTTTCTGATGGATCTACAATTACAGGTAAGGCTATCTTAACAACGACAGTAGAAGAGTTAGAGAGGAAGGGAGGAATAAATGCATTAAAGATATGGCAGGAATCAGACTACTATGATAAAGGTATAATAGGGAGGACTAAGTCAGGATTGTATAGGGCATTTAAACCTGCCTCGTATGGTCTTAGGGGTGTAGATGAAAAAGGAGTTTCTTTCATCGATGAGTACGGATACTCTGACGAAAAAAGAACAAGGGAATACCATTTAAAAGTTAGAAGCACGTTGTCGGGGGAAGCACTATCATCCTACAAAAGGAAGTACCCGTTAGACGAGGAGGAAGCGTTTATGATGGATGCGAAAGATTCTCCATTTGATTTAAACAGAGTTCAGGAACAAATAAGCTTCAACAACCACAACGATGTACACTCTGTTCGTGGGAACTTCGCTTGGGCGAATGGAGAGAAAGACACATCAGTACTATGGCATCCAGACCCCAACGGAAGGTGGTTAATTAATTGGCATCCAAAGGCAGAACATAGAAATAAGTGGACAACAGTTAACGGATATAAAAAACCAACAGGTACAAATGTTGTGTCTGGAGTTGACCCCTTTGACCATAAGACAACAACAGACAGCAGGAAATCTAACGCTGCTTGTTATGGTCTTAAGAAGTTTGACCCAATGAACCCCGAAGGTTCTAATTGCTTTGTCTCTGAGTATATAAACAGACCATCTACTCCTGAGATGTTTTACGAGGATATTTTAATGCAGAATGTTTATTTTTCTTCTGAGGTGTTGATAGAAAATAACAAACCTGGAATATTAAACTATTTTAGGATGAGAGGATACTACGGATATTTAATGATGCGACCTGAGTCTACTCAGACTAAGTTTTCAAAAAAATCATTAGAGCCAGGAATTCCAATGTCTGGAGAGGCTGCAAGAGATGCCTTGGTTAACGGCTTGGTCACATACATATATGACAACGTAGGTTACAATAAAGAAACAGACATATATGGCACTTGTCCGTTTAATGAATTGCTATCTGATTGGATAAGGTTTGATGTAAATAAATGGACAGACTATGATTCTACTGTCGCTAGTGGATTGGCGATATTAGCATCCCTAAAACCGGTGGTTGAGACAATAACATTTAACGTCACACAGTTCCATAAGAAATTTAATAACAACGGGGGGCAAAGTAGAATTATTAATTAATAAGGTAACACCTATCTATATAATTATTATTTTTGTAACTAAATAGTTTTTGCTAAATGGCAAGTAATCAAGAGATGCGTAAAGATTTAAACGAGGGATATCCATCTCCGTTTAAGACTCAACAAGAGAAGGCTAGTAAGAAATACGGACTACAGTATTTTAGGGCTATGTATAATGAGTACGACACAAGTAGCCAAATAAGTTCTAACGAGTCACAGCAACAAAGATACATTTTAAATAGAAAGTACGCTGAAGGATTACAAGGAATTGACAAGTACAAAGATTTACTTAAGGTTAACGGAGATGACTCTTATTTAAATTTAGATTGGTCAGTTATTTCAGTAATACCAAAGTTTAAGGAAGTTGTTGTTAATGGCTTCTTGAATCAAGAGTTTAAGATTCAGTGTAACGCTATTGATCCAATTTCTATATCATCTCTAGATAAGGAATACAAGAAGCACCTATTCCATTTAGATATAAAGGCTATGTCTAAAGAGGTTGAGAATGTGACAGGAGTTCCGTTAATACCAAAGAAAGAAAAAGTATTTGAGTCAGAGGAAGAGGTAAACCTTCATATGCAAATGAACTTTAAGCAGAGTGTAGAGATTGCAATGGAAGAGGCTTTAGATTTCACTTTGTATAGCAACGATTGGGATGAGATCAAGAAAAAAGTAATCACCGACTTGGTCACCTTAAAGAAGGCAGGAACAAGAACATACAGAGACTCAAACAACAACATCAGACTTAGAGATGTTGACCCTGTTTTTTTAATAACATCATATACATCTAACGATGATGGATACAAAAAGTTACGACACGCAGGAGAAATAATAGAAATGACTCTATCTGAATTAAGAGAGTCAGCAGGAACTGCGTTTACTGAAGAAGAGTACTGGAAGATTGCTAAGTCTCAAGCAGGTAGAAACGGAAACAGAAAGTGGGCTTATGGAAGGACTTACTACAGCAACTCATTTGGTGGTTCTAACGACAGGGGGTATGATGATTATATGATCCAAATAATGGATGCTGAATTCTTTTCGGTTAATAGATACCTATACGAGAAGAAGTCTAACAACTATGGTGGTTATTATTTCCAGAGAAAAGAAGATGGTTACAAAGCTCCTAAAAAGTCTAAGCAAAAAAGAGAGTTAGTAGAGAAAAACATTAAGGTTGTCTATAAAGGTATGTGGATTGTAGACAGCGAATATCTTTTTGATTATGGCTTAAAGGAGGACATGATTCGTGAGAAGATTAACGGACAGTATTCTACCGACACATCATTATCATTCCATGTATACGCTCCTAATGAGTATGAGATGGAGAACAAGTCTTTAGTTGAGAAGATGATTCCATTTGCCGACCAGATGCAAATTTGTCATTTAAAGATGCAGCAGTTGGTTGCTAAAGCAGTTCCTAAAGGAATGGCTGTAGATATTTCGGGGTTATCTAACGCACTAAAAGGAATGGGCGATGGATGGGAGCCATTAGATATGCAGAATATGTTCCAACAACTTGGTACTTACTACTACTCTTCCGTTAGGGATGATGGAACCCCTATGGGGATGCCTCCTATTCAAGAGCTAGAAAATGGTATAGGTGGAGACTTGGAACGCTTGGTCGGACTATACAACCACTACCTACAAGAGATAAGAAATGTAACGGGATTAAATGAGACTAGAGATGCATCTGCTCCATCGAAAGATTCTTTAGTTGGTGTAGAGAAGATGAGATTAGCTGCATCTAACAACTCAACAAGATCTATTAATTTAGCTTACCTTAAGTTGATGGAGATGACATCAAAGGATTTAGTGTTGATGATTCAAGACAACATTGAGGAGGGAATAACTATTGAAGGTTATTATAATGTAATCGGAGAGCAAAAAGTAAAGTCTATTAGTTTATTAGATGGAACTATCCCTGAGTCTGAGTTTGGAATTAAAATACAGGCTCTTCCAGATGAGGAAGAAAAAATGGTGATGGAGCAAAACATACAAACTTCATTGTCGAATGATACGTTAAGACTAGAGGATGCCATTGCTGTAAGAAGGGTGTCAAAGTCTAATGTAAAATTAGCAGAACAAATGCTAATACTAAGACGTAAAAAATACCAAGAAGAGAAACAGCAAGAGTCTATGGCTGCATCTCAAGCTAACGCACAACAACAAGCGATGGCTTCTCAGTCAAAAGCACAATCAGACATGGCTGTTAAACAAGCCGAAGCACAGTCTAAAGCAATATTGTTAGATAAGGAGTATCAGCTTAAGTCTACATTATCAGCACAGGAGCATGAGCAAAAAATGAAAGAAATTGCTCTTGAAGAGCAGTACAATGCAGAACAGATTGTCTTAATGAAAGAAGAACAGTTTAAATCTGATGCTGTAAGAGACACAAGGAACAATGCTCACAAAGAAAAGATGGCATCTGGTAAGCCTACAGGAGGAAAAATGACTCCTGCTCCAAGAGTAAAGACTAGAGGTCCATCGGTCTCTCCATCTATGACATAGTATTTTTTAACAACTCTTCTACAGTTAGGTTAAATACTGTAGCGATTTTTATAAGAGTAAGAAGTCTAGGGTTGTGATCTGTGTTTTTTTCCAACCTAGCTATATAAGATTGAGATGAGTCAATTAAAGCTGCTAAATGAGTTTGAGATAGGTTATATTTCTTTCTTAGTTTTTTAATCTTAGGACCAACAATACTCATTTTAAAGACTAAAACTTCTTGTGCTTGTTTATTTGCTATCATTATATCTTATTTGGTATTGGCAAATGTATAGTTTTTATTGAATTTTGTATAAATTAAATTTAATAAAATATTATGTCTGAAGATAATAAAGACTTTAGTGTTGCAGGTTTAGCAAAAGAATTTGTAAATAGCAAGTCAGAGGACTTCGAAGTTGCTACTAACGAGATGGAAGCAAATGGTGTTGAAACCGAGTTGGAGTATGCAGAAGAAGTGCCTGAAGCTAAAGAAGAAGTTAAGGAAGAAATAAAAGATAAAAATACAGAGACTGAAGAAACAGGTACAACTGAAGAAACAGAAACTGATAGTTCTTTGAATACTGAGGAGGTCTCTGAGGAGACAGCCGAAGAAACGAAAAAAGTGCCTCAAGCATCATTCGAGGAGGAACTTGTTAATCGGACTGATGGCAAGTACACTACAATTAATGAGATGCTAGATGCAATAACCCAAAAGGATGAAACTCCTGCCTTTGAATATGGCAACGAACTGATTGCTAAAATGGATGAGCTAGTCAAGAAGGGTGTAAATGTAGATAGACAATTTATCTTAGAGCAAATGGTTAACTACTCGGATATCGATCACTCCGATGTAAGCCAAGCGATAGAGTTGGTCAAAAGGAAAATCAGACTAGAAGATCCTGAGATTACTGATAGAGAGATGAAATGGGAACTACAAGACCGATATAAGTTGGATGAGGATGAGTATTCTGAAGAAGACATAGAAAGGTCAAAAGCGAGGTTGAGTAGAGATGCACGTAAGGCTAAAAAAGAGCTTATCGACTATCAAAAATCTAACCACTTACCTAATGGAGTTGACCCTGAAGTTGCAAAACAACAACAGGAAGCCCAACAAAAGAGGGTTAATGAGATTAACTCAGCTTTAAAATCAACATTGAATAACTATAAACAAGAGACTATTAACATAGGTGACGAGGCTTTTGAGTATAAATTTGATGCTGAAACTAAGTCTTTGATTGAAAAAGATGTGATGAACACCGATAAAAGATATTCCCGGTATTTTGACTCTAAAGGAAATCTAGACAGCAAACAGTTAGCTACTGATGAAGCTTGGGCGAATCCAACGACTCGCTCTAAAATGTTAAACGCATTTTTAAAACAAGCAACATCTACTGGCTCTAAGGAAGTTGTCAAGGACTTAAAAAATTCTTCACTTAGTTCGAAGAAGAATCCTAATTCTCAGCCACAAGTTTTTGGGTTGAGTTCAGCGATTCAGAATCACTTTGCGAAGAAAGGATAATGAAAACAATTTTTTAAACATATAATACATAGAAAATATGCCAACACCAAGTGTAGTGCAATCGCCAACAACTTACAATTATGTAAGTTCTTTAGACTTAGTGCAAAATTTGCACAAGCCAGAAATTGACTCTGAATTCGTAAGAAGATATGGAGATCAAAATTTAACAGGATTTATGGAAATGCAAGGGTACATGAACCCTGTGTCTGCAATCGAATATTCTCACTATGAGGATGATTGGTTACATGAAACAATTGTTACAACAGGAAGTGCAGCAGGTGCTTTCGGTGCTACTGTAACACACACTGTAGCAGCAGCAAATGTGTTTACTACAAACGCTCCAAATTCTCCTTATATTTCTACTGCAACTGAAGACCTTGTTACTCCTAGAGTGCAAGATATCATTATGTATCCAGACAGAACTTTAGCATTAGTTACTGCTGTTAACCCTGCTGGTCCTACGTTTGATGCAACCCCTATTGATTCAGATGCTGCAACTTTCGGAAACATACCGCTTGTTAATGCTGCTGACCAAATTGTTATTATAGGTAATGCTCACGCAGAACAGTCAGGACAGCCAGACTCAAGAAATGGTCGTGTAAATCTTTACACCAACAACTTAATGATCAAAAAGTCTACTAACACTGTGTCAGGTACTGAGGCAGGAGTTCAGACTTGGATTGAAGTTCCAGACAAGAATGGTCGTATGGGTTACTTATGGTATTTTGAATCAGGCTACCAAGAGTACAGACGTTTCATGAACGAATGTGAGATGACAATGTTGTTAGGTGAGAAAATCACTAATCCAACATTAGCAGGAATCGCAGGTCAAGAGACTGTTACTGTTACTGAAGGGTTGCTTCCTTTCATTGAAAACAATGGTAATACTATAGGTTATTCTTCTATTACAGGTTTCACTCTAGCTGATCTTGACAATGCTGTTAAGACTCTTGATAGAGAGAAAGGTGCTAAAGAGAATACTATATGGGCAGGTATCAATCTTTCTTTAGGAATGGATGATACTTTTATGAACCTTATGCAAGATGGTGCTATTTCTTACGGAGCCTTTAGTGGAAGCCAAGAGAAAGCAATTGACTTGCAGTTCTCTTCTTTCAAGCGTGGTAACTACCAGTTCCATAAGAAAACTTATGACTTATTCAACGACCAAAAAACACTTGGTGCTGTAGGTCAAGAGTTCCCGGATATCGCAATGGTTATTCCTGTAGGAAACGTTGCTGAAGGTAAGACTAAGATGATGGTTCCTTCGTTAAGAATGAACTACCTTGAGGGTAAAGGAAACGGATACTCTCGTGATATGGAAGAGTGGTTAACAGGTGGAGCTAATGGTGTTTATAACACCGCTACTGATGAAATCAATATGCACTACAGAGCGCATAGAGGTTTTGAAGGCTTCGCAGGAAACAGATACCTTAAGTTTGCTAAACAATAGTAGGTAACTACAATTATAAAAAGGGAGAGATTATATTTCTCCCTTTTTTTTTAATAAATTATAATAAATTAAATTAGAATAAAATGAACACAACAAAAAGAAGTATCAAAAAGTCTCACCATATATTTGTATTGGTGAAAGAGAATACGGATCCAACAGTTCAAAACGTTAGGTATCCAAGATCAAGAACAATAGTAGCTTTAGATGAGATATATGATGAAAAGCTAGAGGTAAACAGAATCATTAGATACTTACCCGGAGAGCAGTCAATATTCTTAGATGAACAGACAGATCAAGACTTAAAGAAAAGAAGACCCCATGAGATTGTATTTATGAACGGGGCTTTGATTGTTGACAAGAGACAAGCTACGCTTCTTAAATTTATACAAGCCTGTAATCACTTTGAGGGAAACTCTAATAGAATGCCAAACAAGGAGGTTATTTTTAAAGAACATACTCCAGAGGTTACCGCTAAGTCAGCAATGCAAGAGGACATGAACATCTCCAATGCTAAGTCGATGGTTTATAATATGGAATTAAAAGAGCTTATCTCTTACGCAAGAGTTTTAGACATTGACATAAATAGACCTGTAGACCTTATTCGTTGGGATATGGCTTCAGTAGCAAGTCACGACCCTAATTGGTTTATAGAGAATAAAAACTCTCCGAACACAACTAGAATGCATTACCTATTTGAGGCTATTGATCTAGAGATAATAAAGGTAACGACAGCCGACAGAACAGTTAGATGGGCAAATGGACAGGCTATTGTTCAAGCACCTATTGGTGTTGAGCCTTTAGATGCTTTAGTTGACTTAACCTTTGAAAAGGATGGGGAGATTGTTTACGAGACAATAATCAACAAGATTAGAATACCCGAACAAGATACAAAAGAATCTGTTACGGGTTCTGATGTTCTTAAGGAAATGAGTAATGAAAATCCATTTAAAAAGGAGTATGTAGAAAAGGAAGAGAAACCTGCTTTTACATCTAAGAACATGGAGATACCTTTACTTATTGACGAATGTTTAACGGAGGGGGTTATCTACAAAAAAGGACCAGCCCACCATTATTTTAAAGAGATAAACATTGGAAAAGGGAGAAACGGGGTTATAAAATATCTTGAAGATCCAAAACATCAAACATTGAAAAAATCAATGATTAAAGCGTTAGACCATAAGAAAAACGCTTAATATCTTATATAGTATTCAATTTAAGAGGTAATCTATTTAGGTTACCTCTTTTTTTGTATCTTTGAACGAAAATTTGAATACTTATGTTGACCTCTATAGATTATAAAGTTACATTCAATCTAACGGCATCCCCAAAGGCATTTATCTTCGAAGACTTAACAGATTATGTTTCGCAATCTGTTTTAGAAGCTGATGTTACAGGTATACTTTCGTGTACGGGACCAGATGGAACTGTCTTTTACTCAAACCCAAACTACGCAGCACCAGACATTGACGTAGACGTTTCAAGAATTAATTCTACAACAATCAACATTCCTTTGTTGGCTAATGGTCTTGTAGAACCTGGTATATACTTATTTCAGTATTCTGTTCAAGACAGCAGTGACTCTACTATAGTATCCTTAGAAAAATCTTTTGAATATTGCTATGTATCTCCAACAGTTACATTAGAGATGAGTGCTGATTGTGTTATGCCTAGATTAACTAGTGATGATACAACAAACTATGTTGTAGAGATGATTACTCCAACAATAACAAGGGTACATACAATTCAATTCCCGTTAGGATCAGGAGAAGCTGACTTAGTTAGCTTTAACAAAAAAATAGAGACAGGGTTATTCTATACCCAAACGAATCAATCAGAGGTAGTGTCTAGTCTTTTATATAGTTATGGAGGTGGAGTATTTATCCAAGATTCTGTTTCAGGAGTTACGGAGTTAGATGTTCAGTGTGACTCTTCTTTATGTGATTTGTATTGCTGTTTATATAGTCTATACAAAAGATGGCAAGAAGCGTTATGTGTAAATAGCATAATGGCAGAAGCATTACAAGATAAATTTGTACAAGCCCAAGCAGTTAGAAACTTAATTAAAGATTCAATTGAGTGTGGAAAGGGGGAAAACATATCTGCACTAACAGCAAAAGTTTTAGCGTTAGGCGATTGTGAGCCTGGTTGTGGATGTGCCGATGGAGAACCTGTTCCTGTATTTGGACTAGGTGGAGCAGCAGATGGAGATGGAAATAATTTATACATTGTTTCTCCCGGAACAGGTATTGTTGTTTCTGATTCTGTAGCAGGAGATACAACGACATACACTGTAGCAATAGACCCTGCTATATTAGCTTTAATAAATGCAGCAACAAATGTGGCTGTATTGGCAGGAACAGGAGGAATAACAGTTGACACAAATATTGTTAATGGGCAAACTCAGTACACCATTAATAATGACCCTGTTCCAACTCAATCGGGTCCTGGAATGGTTTCTTTAGTGTACAGTATAGTTAAACAAACTGGTAATGTGCCATCCTTAAACACTATAACGGAAGTTGTTTATGGTGCTAGTAGATTTCAGTCTCCTGTATTAACTAATGAACATCCTATACTTGCTGATTACAAAAGCAATAACACTAGGTTTCTTGTTGGTGGATTCCTAGATAACGCTACTAACTACTCAGTTACTGCTCAGATAGTTAAAATAGTTGCAGTAAAAAACGGAGTAGATCAACAATTTCTTTATGAGCCTTTTCGACTAGAGGTTATTGATAAGTCTCCATCTTATTTTAGATTTCATTTTGTTAACCAAGATGGGTCTCCTTTAACAGGAAAAGGTTTAAACGTATATGATACAATCAAAATTAGTATTCAAATTATAGAATAATATGTCAGCCACACAATATATAGGGAATGGAGATGGATTTATTTACATTACAGAGAATGTAACATCCCCAACGAATCAAGATATCTTAACAACGATAGATAACGACTGTCAAGCGGTTAGAGGAATTGTATATCAACAAGCTTTAGCTTCAGCATCTCTCTACGCAAACAAATCAGCTACATCTGATCTTTCTGTTACGTCTATTTCTGGTGTAGGAAATATTACGGCAGTAACTATTAATGCTGTAAGTCAGATAGGGTCTTCAATAAGCGTAAGTGGATTGACTACTGAACAACTTGCAGATGCAATAGCATCTTCCATAAATGCGTTCACACCAAGTGGTCCTGACTATAGAGCTGTAGCCATAGGTAGTTCGGTTAGTATAATTGCAACACAAGACCAAGGTTCGGGGGCGAATGGCTTGTCCGTAATAGTATCTAACGATGACCCAGGCAACATAGATGTAACAGCTACAGACTTAAGTGGAGGAGCAAATTCAAACGACTTAATAGATTCGGGGTGTGGGAGAAAGTTCTTTATCAATCCTGACTTTGACACAAACCAATGTGCAGGGAAAGGAACAGCAGTAGAGGGAGACTTAACTAACTCTGTAGAGATATCAAGTGACATTATTTTTCAAGGTCTTCAGGGGTCTTTAAAAGACCAAACTATAGGGATTGTATCTGAACAAGCAACCCCTTTAAGAATATCTTCAATACAGGTAGTTTACTTACAGGCAGAGGTTGGGTTTACAGACAACATTAAAACAATAAACACCGAAGATTTCTCTGAGAACGACATTGTTTATTTTAAAGCAGACCCTGACTACACTATTACCTTTCTATCTACAGGAAACTTGTCTTTAGAGGGATCTAATTCTTTTGTTGCAGCCCAATACGACACAATAGTTTTACAAAAGAAAGGCAGTGGATGGAATGAGGTTTCTAGGTCGGGAGCAAGATTAGGAGATACGGCAGATTATAGGGCAGCAAGATTTCCCTTTCCGATAGAGGGTTCAACCACTTCAGCACTTCCAACATCGGGAGGAATTGGAATTGAAACAGGTGTTGCTACTGTTATTCAGAGGTATACAGGCAACGTAACTTTAACGGGGAATTTATCCATATCTTTTGCCACCACAGGTGCTGTAGTTGATGGGGATGAAATTTGGATTTTCATGGATGGAACTGTTGACCTAAATGGAAACACATTCACTGTTAATGGAGAGAAATTATCAGATACAGAAGCCTTAACAGGTGGATGGGTAGCTAGAGCTAAATTCAATGGCACTACTTGGGATCACTTTGTAAGCTATAGATTAGGAAAAACCACAACATGGAGATTAGATGTTGGAACTAGAATTGAAAACGGAGGTATTAGTTTAGATAAATTAGAGACATCTATTAGGACAGAGCTGATTACAGTTCCTGTATCACTAGAAACTTCTGAGTTAGGGGCGATTAAGTTTATTATTCCTTACGACTGCACTGTTTCTTCAATAACTGCTTATGTTACAAAACTGATAGAAGCAACAGATGATGCATCTATTCTTCCTAAAGACGATGCTTCTCTAGTTATGACTAGCGGAACACTTACTATGGTTGCAGGTTCAGCTATAGGGACAGGTCTGACAGTTACACCAACAGGAAATAACACTTTTTCAGCAGGAGAAACAATGACATTAGAAGGGATTAAAACAACTCCAGGAGGAAAGGTATTAGCATCGATTACAGTTAAGAGATTGTAATAATGCCACAGATAAGAGTATATGACGAAGGGGCTAGGATAAAAATATCTAGAGAGAACATAGATGTGTTTTTTTTAGATAAAATAGATGTGGAAACAAGCGTTAGAGCATCTGTATACGCTACTAATGAGAATATTGTTTTAGTTAATGTTAGCGGATCAATAGTCTTAAGTAATTTCTTCAATGACTTTATTCTTCCATTAGGAAATTCAGCAAGAGAAGTTGTTGAAATAATAGAAGGATATATATATAATTACACTCCCCCTGAACCAGGAGTATCTGATAAGGTTAAGGTGTCTTCAAACGATACAACGGCAGGTTATTTAGAGGATAAAATTGTCGGTACTGCATCAAATATATCTATCACAACTTTAAATGATGGAGCTGATGAGGATAGTAAGATAGATTTAATCAATACTGCTGTTACTCCTGGAGATTATATGCTTACAAATATAACTGTTGATGCTAATGGTAGAATAACGGCAGCAAGTAATGGCTCAATAGGTAACTATGCTCAGACAGCAAATAGTGCAACAATAAACACAGTAGGAGAACAGTCTATTGTAGGAACAGGAGTTGGCTCTCTTTCTATTCCTGCTAATATTTTTGCTGTTGGAGATTCCTTTCATGGAAAGATGGGAGGTTTAATTAATGCAACAGGAGGCGGTGGTAGGTCTGAGATTACCATAAAAGTAAAAACAGGAACAACTATTCTTGCTTCTACAGGAGTGTTTGATTTAGACACATCAACAAATCAAGGGTGGGAGATTGAATTAGATTTTACTATTGCAGCAATAGGAGCAACGGGAACTATATGCACTAATGGTAATTTTGCCTACACAAAGGATAACAATAGGGCAGTTTATGGTTACATCTTTCAAGATGTTCAACCGATAGATACAACAGCAAGTAACACATTAGATGTTACTGTTGAATGGAATGTGTTAAATGGGGGGGATGATATTTATTCCGCTAATTTTGTATTATATAAAGTGTATTAGAAATGAATTATCAAGATAAAATAGGGTGTTTAATAGCTTGGAGTCAAGGGCAAATATTCACAACGGGTGTGTTAGCATTTAGTGAAGATTTATTTAAAGCATTTCTGTTAGGCTTTGTTGGGGGTATGGGTGGTCTTTTTGTTAGATATATTTGGAAAAAAATAGAGCCAAAAAAACAAGAGTAACCTCGCTGTTTTATTTGGCTTATAAAGCGAGTTGATTAATTTAGTATTTTTGTTAGGATGATAAACATTGATGAAATAAAGAGGTTCGTGGAGTTTTGTGCAAACAAATCTCAAGCAGGTTCTAACCCAACTCCAACAAAATTCAACTTAGCTGTAAAGAGAGCGCAGATGGAATGGGTTATGGAGCGTTACGGAAACCCCAACACCTATCAACCAGGAAGACCTGTCCCTCGTATTGCTTATCAGCAAACACAAAAAATAACAGATGACTTAAAGTTCTTGCTGTCTAAGCCCACTCCTTTGCAAATCGATAAGGATGGTAAAGCAGTATACCCATCTGATTACCTACACATGAGTTCTGTTAGATATAAGTATAAAAAGAAATTAAGCTGCAATAAGAAATTAATACTTAAGGAGGTTGATGTAACAAACTACAAAGATGCAGAGATTGGTCACGTTAAAACATCTCAGATAGTTAATCCAACCAATAGGTATCCATACTATGCTTTCTATGATGACTGCATGATATTTGACCCTAAAGACTTAGGAACAGTAACCATTACTTACTTGCGTGAGCCAACAGCCCCTGAGTGGGTTTATACATTGGTTAATGGCAGACCTGTTTATGACCCTTTTCTTAGTGTGGACTTAGAAGCACCCGATGAAGCTTTAAACGAGATTGCAGTGCGAACACTATCATTCTTAGGGATTCACATAAGGGAGCCTCAATTGATACAGTATGCAGAAACATTAAAAGCACAAGGAGTATAATATGGCTACTAAATATTCATTAGCAGAACAAGCACTTCGGATAATTAGCGGAGGACCGATATCAAAAGACTCAGATACTTCTATAAGAGAGGTTATGTTGGTTATTGGTCAAGCTAGAGATTACCTCATTAGGACAGAGATATTTCAATTAATGATGGCAGGTGCAGGTGTTGATATTCCTGGCGAATACATATCTGAGTATGAAGGCATTAAAGTTAGCTACGATAAAACTAAAAAAATATTTTACTCTGACCTTCCTGCTACTTATATTGTTCTTCCTCGTGATCGTGGTGTTTACCAAGTCTATCGTGCAGAAGAATTACATAATCCTTTTGTTCCTGTACCTACTCAGTTTAGCGGTTTGTATTCTGGATTAGGTGGCTCACAATTAGAAGGAAGAGATAGTTATTATGTAAAAAAGAATAGGATATACTATCCGGGTATGCAGAAGGCATCTGCCCCTAAAAGCATATCAATAGAGTTGATTGTAGCTTCAAGCGAGATAGACGATGAGGATGAGTTATTTCCAATACCTGCTGACAAAGAGATGCAAGTAATACAGTCGGCTATTCAGTTATTGATGACACAGAAGCAGATATTGAATGATAAAGTAAATGATAATAACGGAGCATAATGGCATCAATGACACTAGACCAAGTAGTAAGAGAATACATCATTGAAAAGAATGATGACACTCAGCACAACTATGCCAGACTTTTACAGTTAAGCATACATGGTTTACGTGAGCTTACGATGGATGTTTCGGGGTCTCCAAAGATTATAGGATTAACTATTAAGGATGACCTAACTATTGACTTACCAAAAGATTATATAAAATATATTAAGATCGGTGTATGCGGTCCAGGTGGAGAGGTTAGTGCGATGGGTTTAAATAATGATATGTGTTTACCAAGAAGCTCTGATGAATGTGGGAACCCTAAGATAGCGATACAAACACCACGAAATTCATCAGTAGTTTCTCAAAGTGACATTAATTTTGGATTTATTGGTGCTAACCAATTCTCCGAAGGCTTGTCCGACAACTTCCGTAACGGGGAACTTGTAGGAAGAATATTTGGTATTGGAGGTGGTCAAAACGCTATAGGTCAATACAGGATAGACACAGAGAGAAACAAGATACAATTTGGAGGTGGGTTGGCATCTACTCATATTGTAATGGAATACCTTGCTGATGTATCTGCTGTAGATGGAAACTACATGATACACCCATACTTAGTAGAGTGTCTTAAGTGCTACATCGCTTGGGCATCTATAAGAAGAATTAACAGTGTTAGCGGAGGCGAGAAGGAGATGGCAAGAAGAGATTATTATAATGAAAGAAGAATTGCTGGTGAAAGGTTTAGTAATTTCACGATAGAAGAGGCAATGTCTATGACACGCAAGGCATTCAAACTTGCTCCTAAAATGTAATATATGCCTTTAGAGAGGAAGCTTTTTACACAGGGAATGAATGGAGGCTCTGAGGAGAGATTCTTAGTCGAAGGCGAGTATAGGTATGCACTAAATGTTAGGTCTGGATCATCGGACAATGATAACATTGGGGCGATAGAAAACACCAAAGGAAACACAAAGGTAGAGTTAAGTCTTCCTCCGGGAATAAATACCTGTATAGGTGCGTTAGAGGACAAGAATCAAAGAAAGGTTTATTACTTTGTTTACAACAGTTCGTCAAACCACTCAATTGCGGAGTATAACGCTAAGACCAACCAAGCAGAGCTGTTGTTTACCTCAAGTGAGTTAAACTTTGACTTAGACCATTTAATTACGGGAGCTAATATCGTAGATGATAGAATACTTAAGTGGACTGATGACTTTTCAGAACCTAAAGAGTTAGATGTAGTAAGGATTAAACTAAGGACTAGCGACCAAATCCTTGGAGACAACAGATACCCTGTCTCCATATCTGACGAGCAGTTAATATCTGCAATAAAATACGCTCCACTAGCACCTCCGACAGCCGAATACAGTACAGATTGGTCTACTAAAATAAATAACATAGGCAGTAAGTTTTTTCAATTTAGATATCAGTATGTTTACCTAAACAACGAAAAGTCTGCTTGGTCACCAATAAGTAAATTAGAAATTTCTCAAGGAGATGCTTTTATCCAAAATAAACAATATCAATCAACTAGATATAACAACTCAATAGTAGTTAAAGTTAATGGAGGAAGTAGATTGGTTAAACAAATAAACTTTGCTGTAAGAGAGGGGAATTACTCTAACTTTTATATCGCTGAAGAGCTAACAAAACAAGAACGAATACAGGTAGGTAATGACTTTGATATAATTTGGAGGTTCAACAACGACACAGTTAATCTTCCCATAACATTAGCAGAAAGCTTAAAGCTTTTTGATGACGTTCCTTTATTAGCAAAGTCTCAAGAGTTAATAGATGGGAATAGGTTGGCTTATGGCAATGTTGTAAATGGGTTTGACCAAGTGGATACAGACGTTAATATTACCCCTGTTTATTTAGGTAATTCACTTGATTTTTTAGCTGATATTTCAACAACAACGGGTTCTGTAACAACAGAGGTGGATGTAAGACCCAATACAGGTGGAAATTTAAACAACTACACATCAATAGTGGATGATGCTAAGTTGACATTTGAATTTAATGATCCCTTAGAGGTGGGTGATATTATTGTTGTGTATATTAAGGTTATAAGTGGGCGCACTTGGATGATTGACGAATCTGGTCTCATTAATCCTTGGGGAATTGCTTACAATAATGCTGATCCTGTGAATCAAACTCCAAATCCTAATGATGGGAATGCCACATTTGTTGGGTCAGCCGACCCCAATTTCCTAATTGCACCTTATACATATGCTCTTCCTCTATCTCCCCAATATGAAGAACTTGAAGTGGTTATAACCGCAGGTGCAGGAGATACATTTAGCAGTATATTAAGTCAGGTACTTCAAGTGGAACAACAGCATCCAAAATTTAACACCTTTGACAACACCTTCCTTCCTGGACCAGCAGGAGATGCGCTTGGAAGTGGTAACAGTGGAGCCACTCCTGTAAGTAGCTACACTCCTGCCCCTTTAGTTCAGGGAACTGTTTCAGGAAATTCCATAGAATTACGTCTTGGACAATATTATCAAGCCCCTGATTCTCCGCTTAATTTCGAAAACGACACAACTGCTGGTGGCAATGCATGGAATTACTCTTTTTTCAGTTATTTTGCCAAGCACGTAAAGCAAGGGGGGGATGTCAAAAGAACATTTAAAGTTGGAGCTAAACATAAATTTGCTTTAGCTTACTCTGATAGAGCAGGTAGGTTGTCTACAGCAATGAGGAAGGACAATATGTCCGTAGATACTGATTGGTATAATGAGATACCTAATGGGCAGAGAGGTGTTATAGGGATGGATTTAGAGATAAATCATCAGGCTCCTGCTTGGGCAGATTATTATCACGTACTATACTCAAAAAACACCACAATAGGTAGATACCTTCAAGCGGTGGTTAAAGATGCAGTGTTTGATATAGTTACCGATACGTGGTCTATAAATATAGATTATTCAACCATAGATTTTAAAGAAAGATTTACTGACAGCACTGTTTCTTATGATTTTTCCAATGGGGACAGGATAAGATGGGTAAAGTCAAACCAATCAGATGAAGACTCTTATTTTGGAAGCAACATAGATGTTGCAGTTACAGGGGTTTCTACTGGTGAGGTTGCGGATCCATCAGGAGCCTTAGTTCCGTTAGAAGGTTTTTACACAGTAGGCTCATTGCCTAATAATTTTTCTCCATCAGAAGGAGATGTTGTGGAAATATACTCTCCATTAAAGGAGCTTGAAGAAGGTTTTTATTGGGAGATAGGAGAGTCTTATCCTGTTGTTGATGGAAAGCATTACGGGAGTATTTTATCAGACCCTTCTGGTCAAAACCAAACAAGCACCCAACCTGCTATAGTTAGACTAAGAAATGAGGGAGATGTTTATTGGAGGTATAGATTAAACTTAGCTTCATTTGTGGGGGCAGATGGGGGAGGTGGTTATATCGAAGACCCATCTATTAGTGACTTTTCTATATCTAACTTTACTAACCAAGGAAGGTTTAATCTTGTTGATAAACAAGCTAGAAGAACACGAAGAGAAGCAACAATATACTACTCAGAGGTATACATTCCTGATACAAACATAAATGGGTTGTCTTCATTTTTCTTAGAGTCTT